TTCTACTTCTTTAGGCAATATATAATCATTTTTATCTAGCTGTAGTGTAATAAATCCAAAACTTTCTTCAACTGCATTAGAGCTACGTTGACGGAATTTAGCCAAAGCACGATCTATAGAGGTTGTATAGTGTATTGGATCAAGTTCCAAATCAACCATACCACCACCTAGCATGGCCTGTATGTATTCTATTACTTTTGTACGTTCGATTTCTGTATCACTCATAGTGGTATTTAGCAATAAATAAAGAACAGCTTCCAAGGATTTAAAATGCCCACTATAGTTCAGTTCAGAAGAGGAACTTCGAGTCAGCTTAATGGTTTCACCGGCGCCGACGGAGAATTGGTATTCGATACAACTTTAAAAACTCTTAGATTACAAGATGGTAATACGTCTGGTGGTATTGAATTACTAAGAAAAGATCTAAGTAATTTAGTTAACACAGTCACAACGGTTACGAACTCTGCCACCACTTTAGATACTTGGTCTACATCAGTATATAGATCAGCTAACTATACAGTCACGGTCACAGATAACATAAACTCACAATATGAAACATGTGAAGTAAGCGTCATTCATAACGGAACCTTGCCTTTCATTTCAGTAGCTAATAAAAATTATACTGGCGCCAGCAGTAGAATTTCCTTTACAGCAACAATTGCTGGAGGGACATTAACCTTACAAGGAATAGGAGTTAGTACTAATAACACTGTAAAGTTTATTAAGTACGCTATTCCGGTATAAAATGCCACGCTTATCACTTTATCGTCCAGAAAAGGGTCATGATTTCCGCTTTTTAGATCGTGTAATTAACGAACAATTTCAAGTAGGCGGAACAGATGTTTTTGTACACAAATATGTAGGGCCAATAGATCCATTAGAAGGAGAAAGCAGTCCTGCTGTACCTAATAATACTAATGCTATTCCGGAATTAGGTATTCAAGATCTTATTTTCATGGAAAATAGAGATAGAAAATACGAGACAGACGTCTATGTCATGCGCGGTATATACACAATGCAGGACATAGACTTTAATCTAAGTCAATTTGGGCTATTTCTTCAAAATGATACCATACTCATACATTTTCATCTAAAAGATTGTGTGGATAAGATTCAAAGAAAATTAATGGCCGGAGACGTAATAGAGTTACCTCATTTAAAAGACGAATATGCTTTAGATGATAGTCTAGTTGCCCTAAGACGATTTTATGTTATACAAGACGTTACCAGACCAACTATTGGATTTAGTCAAACATGGTATCCCCACTTGATTAGATGTAAATGTGTACCTCTTGTAGACAGTCAAGAATTTAAACAAATTTTAGATGGTGATAGCGGAGCAGGTGATGGCAGTAGCTTGCGAGATTTGTTAAGCGAATACAGAAAAAGTATAGAAATTAATGATCAGGTAATAGCGCAAGCAGATTTAGATGCTCCGTTAAGTGGTTATGACGTTAGTAGTTATTATGTTATTCCTACTACACCGGACACAGGATTAGTTGATGTAGCAGAGGGTAGCCAGACTGACATGGACGCAAGTATAGAACAGGCCATACAGGACGCTAGTGTTGTGTTACATACTGCTAGAGAAAATATATATGTTAAAGCGGGTTATTTAACGGGTGATGGCTTGCCTACTAACGGTAGTACCTATGGCTTCGGTATATCATTCCCTACTCCTGCTATACAAGGACAGTTTTTCCTACGCACTGATTATCTTCCTAACAGATTGTTTAGATTTGATGGTTCTCGTTGGATCAAATATGAAGATAATGTTAGAATGACTTTAAACAATTTTGGAAATCAAGATGTTGAAGGTGGTACGTTCGCTGGTGCTGCTGTAAGACAAACACAAAAATCTAGTTTTATTAACAATAATAACACTTCAACTATTGCAGGTGAAGTTGTTCAAGAACGTCAAGCCTTAAGCAAGGCGCTAAAACCGAGGGCAGATAACTAATGGATTATTTTTATGACGGCCAGGTAAAACGTTATCTTGCTCAATTCATGCGTATAATGAGTAACTTTAGTTACAAAGATGCCGCGGGTAAACTAGTACGTGTTCCTGTAAGATATGGTGATATGAATAGGCAAGTGGCGCAAATCTTAAGAAAGAACACTGAAAATACCATCCCCAGTGCTCCCTTCATTGCCTGTTACATTAAAGATTTACAATATGACAGAGCAAGAGTTCAAGACCCTAGTTTTGTAGGTAAAATACATATTAGAGAAAGAGCCTTTGATGAAGAAACAGGTGAATATAAAATAAACCAACAGGGTTCTAATTATACTGTTGAACGATTAATGCCAGTTCCTTATCTAGCTGATTTTAGTGCAGACATATGGACTACCAACACTGATCAAAAACTGCAACTATGGGAACAATTAGCGGTGTTGTTCAACCCAAGTTTAGAATTACAGACTACAGATAATTACATAGATTGGACTAGCCTAAGTACATTGACTATAAAAAGTCAAACGTTTACTAGCAGAAGTGTTCCCCAGGGGTTAGAACAGGATATAGATATATTAACGATTGTGTTCGAAACTCCTATTTGGGTCACACCTCCAGTAAAAGTTAAACGTTTAGGTATCATTACAAAAATATTGGCAAATATCTATCCAAATACATCGGGTACTATACAATCAGAATATAGTGATGTAGATGCTGTATTAGCATCATTAGGCACAGATCAAGAAATGGTTGTAGTTACACCTGGTGATTTTGATTTATTAGTTCTTAATAATACCGCTACATTAGTTTCTAACAATGCTGCGACTACAAGTTTTGTTGAAATGTCGCTAACAGGAGATCAAAGCAGTTGGTATAGAATATTAGATATGTATCCGGGCTCATTTAGAGCAGGATTAAGTCAATTACGATTAAGCAAAGCAGATGGTAACGAAATAGTAGCTTACATCAGTTTAGATCCGCTTGATGATAAAAAAATGATACTTAACTTCGATATAGATACTATACCGAGTAATTCTATTATTTCTGGTAGAGGTACAGTAGACGCCATTATAAATCCTGAAACTTATAATCCAAGCTCTAAGGTAGCAGGAACAAGATTCTTAATATTAGAAGATATTAATATAAATCCGTCTTTTGGTAGCATAGGTTATGATGGGCCAGATGCTTGGAAAAATGCTGATGGCAGTGACTTTCAAGCACATGCTAATGATATTATTGAATGGGATGGAAGCCAGTGGAATATCTTATTCGATTCAACAACAACCACTACAGTAACTTACATAACTAATGCTTACACAGGAGTTCAATACAAATGGGAAAATGAATCCTGGAGTAAAAGTTTTGAAGGAATTTACGATAAAAGTTTATGGAGGTTAATACTGTAAAAATCGTCTGTAGTGGAGGACTTTTTGTTGCTAAAGATACAAAAAGATTTTTATTATTACTTCGTAACCAAGGTAAGACAGCAGGCACATGGGGGTTAGTCGGTGGTAAAAAAGAACCTTCAGATAATACTCTAATAGAAGGCCTAGATAGAGAAATACAAGAAGAAGTAGGAAAAACTCCTACAATTAAAAAAATAATTCCTTTAGAATTATTCACAAGTAACGATCACTACTTTCAATATAATACCTATATCTTATTAGTCGAACGAGAATTTATTCCTATTTTAAATAATGAACATGTAGGATACTCATGGTGTAATTATGAGTCATGGCCTAAACCTTTACACCAAGGTTTAAAAGTAAGTTTTAATAATAAAATAATAAAAACTAAAATTGAAACAATGTTAGATTTAATTTAACATGTCTGGGCCAAAAGCATAAGTTCCTAAATGCCTAAGTTCCATACTTAGATGAGTATCAATCTTTATCTGGTATCCTGCTTCCATAATCTTTTGACAGAAAATAAAATCTTCACCAAGATGGTCGTTGGTTTCCGGAACAAACTTGAATTCAAACCAAGGTTGGGGTATTTTGTTTAAAATGCTTGTTTTCATAAGTAGACAGCCCATGCCTACTCCTTCTACGGGCATAAGTTTATTTCTAGGTTCGA